CAGCGCCCCCAAACAACCCAGAACCTGCCAAAGCTGCTCCGCCATACGCAGAGGCCGCTATGATTGCGGCTATTTTAATTGCGTCTTTGACGGAGGTATCTTTTACTTCTTTGGTACGTATTTCTGAAAAAGACAATGGGTCGTACAAGTATGTAGAGCCATCATCTGTTTGTCGTACAGGAGTAATGCCATATTTAGCGTACAAAGACTGCATCATGGGGTCGCGTTTGTACGACTCTAGCAGTGCATCTTGGTAGCTCAGTCCTTCAGTGGCCTGTAAGAAAGTCACAGACTCTGCAAGAATTGGCTTAACTAAAGACTGAAACTCTGATATTTCGTCGGACGTAGCAGCAGTATGTTTGTCATAAGCGCCGCCAAAAGTCGTAATATCTAACGTCTCTTCACTAGGTGTTATATCAAATCCATAGTGACTGCTTAGCGCCGCTGCCGTGTCTGTAACTCCAGATACTTCTGATATGGTTGAGTAAGCGTCTTTTACCGCATCAACCTCTACACCACCACGTAAGTCTTTTTGATATAACCCTTTAACGTACTCAGGCGAACCCGTTTGTGCTGCGTAATCGGCAGGATCTATTAAAAATGCTTGTTTACCTGACACATACTGCTCACCTCTAGCCTTATCGTCTGTCGTGTCTTTTTCTACGTCAGGAAATAAAGTTTGCTGTAAGTCATCTTTTAGCGTGCTAAAAGCCGTATTGTAGTAGTCATCTCTGTCATCTGGGTCTTGTGTGGTGTTAGCAGTACCAGCGTCTAGTAGTGTTTGTTTATAGTCGGCAAAACCACTTGTTACCGCGTCTGCGCCTACCTTAGTGTCTACTGGAGCTATAAGTTCAGGTACTGCTTTTCTTTTTGTAGGTGGAGCAGGCGGTAACACTACATCTGTCTTCTCAAAAGTAGGTGCAGGTGGTTCTGGTTCTTGTGTAATCGAGCTTGGCGCAACAGGTGCAGGTGAAACAGGTGCAGGTGCAGGTGAAACAGGTGCAGGTGCAGGTGAAACAGGTGCAGGTGGGGCAGGTGCAGGTGAAACAGGGGGTAACGCTTCAAATCTAGCGTCTGTCCTGCTAAAAACAGGTGCAGGTGGCTCTGGCTCACTAGCAATCAGGCTTCGCGCAATAGGTGCAGGTGCAGGTGCAGGTGCAGGTGAAACAGGTGCAGTTACCGACTGGGGAAGAGTAATGCTAGCGCGTTTGATTGCTGCTTCTATCTCTTCTTCAGATGGCCCACCAAAGCCACCTAATGACCCTAACCCCAAACTGCCAAAATTACCTATCATTGCAACACCTAATTCGCTATCAAAACGCCTTGGAACGACGCGCCGATTTCTACATTAGTAGTGTCGGTAAACGCTCGGCATTCAACGTCTGTTTTTTCTGGTATAGCCAGAGGGAAATCAAACGGCACTCGCAGGGAATTGCTTTGCAGCGTCTGTATTAGGCGTGTTCTAAACGTGTTAGACCCAAACTCACGAGTGGCGAAGTTAGCGGTGACGTTTTTGTTAGCTAAAGATATAGCTGCGGTAAACGTAACGTCGTCTGTATAGAAGCTGAAACCTGCGGGTACAGTATATATCGCCTGCTGTGTTTGGTTATCTCCAGCCACAACCTTTGCGTATGTAGCGCCTGTAGGCACACCAGAAGACACACCACTTACTGCAACATATATGTCGCCTGCCGCTGTACCACCACTACCGGACGTAGCAACAAACACACGATTTACTCGAAGCCACCCTGACGCATCACCAATCTGCACCTGTGTCTGCCCGTTCATGTTTACGGTGACACTTTGAGCGGCGTAGTTTTCGTCTAAGCCTTCTATAGTAACAGTCTGTGCACCTGTACCTGCGCTAGTATCTGCGGTGCTAGAACTACTGATAAACGCCGTAAACGCTGCCGCAGCCCACGGATAGTCCCCACCGTGCGACCAAATACTTTCTTCTGTACCGTTTACGTCTGGGTTAAAGCCAAACTTGTATTCCGAAGAAGCCCCCGCAACTTGGCCTTTAGATACTTGTAACTGATACGGTTCTTGGACTGCCATAGCGTCTCTCAGTGCTTGGTCTAACTGGTTAAAGTATATACGCAGTACATTATTAAATTGCTCAAACGACTGCTGGTCATACCCCTGCGGTGGTGTAGGAAGCTGCGGAGCAACAAAGTCTAAATTTACTGCCACTATCGCCTACCATCTGGGCGTATGTCTATACGAGGCGCACCCAATTGCCAAGTTACACCTACATCCGTTGACTGTATTTTTATAGATAACTGTCTACCACGTACTCTGGTGTAAACCTGATCTGTAAAGGCTTCAATAGGAACTATAGCTGTTCTAGCTACTGAGGCACTACTTGACCCACCCTCAGACAGTGGTGAGTTATACCCAGATCCTGATGATTGTAGTGGAAGTAGCTCCATAACTAGACTAGGACTATCGGCTGTAGACCCATCGAAGGTAACGTCTGGCACTATACGGCGAATAAACGAAAACCTATCTCCATCTTCTATGTCAAATTGAGCAGAAGTTATGTACGCATCTATAGCTACATCAGCACCGTTTTCGTTACTGTCTACGCCCTGCTCGTGATTTACTAACTTATTAGTATATGTAGCAGCCATAGGGTACTCACGAAGCCCAGAATCAATCCACGCACTGCGAGCCATAGTGCCAAAATACCATATACCTTGCTCGTGGTTGTAAATGACATACTTGTCTATGGTTGTGGAATTAGCAGAACAGTAAAACCACCATATTTCACCGAACCCTTCGTTTGTAGCTGCAAATACCTGCTCAATCTGCTCAAAGTTAAAGTCGTTGAAGATGTAACGCTTTAAGTCACAGTTCAAAGTTTTAACTCTGCCATCATAGGTATAGAAAGAGTCTCGGCCCATCCAGTAAGAAATACCGTCTGAGTAAGCCACAGCGCGTGGAGACGCTATTGATAGATTAGTGCCTAGTAACTGTGTACCCCAAACTACCGTACCGCCAACATACTGCATGGCATACATAGCCGAGTCTGTCCACACCAATACTTCTTGGCGAGACTGTAATGCGGTAATTATCTGTGACCCGTTAGATAGCTTTATGTCTCCTGCTTGGTTAGTCGCGGAGGGTGTCCAGTTAAGTGGGTTTTCTTGGTCTGACCACCGAACCAGCATGGGGTCTTGTGTAGCTGTACCTAACGTATTAGTCCCAAAACAAAATACAAATCGGCTTATGTCAGACACAAGTATAAAGTTCTGTACAGTAGGTGCGTCGGAAGCCCCAGCAATCGTGGAGAGTTCTACTGCACGGGCAGTAAGCCCGCTACTAGCATCCCAGTAGTATACAGGCTCTCCGCGAGGCCCAAATATCAGGTCTTCGCCAAAATTAGACTGACTCCATAAACGTAAAGAGTCTGTAGATTCTATACCATTGCCCCACGTTCCTTGGTTCCAACCTCCAGCACCCCAGCCCACTAATGGCACTTCGACTTCTGGGCCTACGTTTATCTGGTATATAGCGGTTACTGACCCGCCACCTGTAGCAGCAGAACTCGCAGCCGTGCTGGATTCGATAGTATACGTATTACCTGTAAGGTAGGTTATCTGGAACTCGCCGTTAAGAGTAAGCCCGCCCACCGCAGAAGCACCGCTGAAGGTAACAAAATCACCGTTTCCGTACCCACCAGCCGCGTCAGTAACTGTAACTGTAGTAGAGCCGTCTACAGTGGTGAAAGGATTTGTAAGCGCCACACCGGATGGAGTACGCTCTGGCGTTATGTCGTAGTAAGTGCCGCCCTTCTCAATGTAAAACTTGAGGTTAGTGCCAACACCTAATAGCTTTTGGTTGGACAGCGTTACCCAACCAAACAACGACCTACACACGCCAAGAAACGTGTTGAGAGAGGTAATCTGCCACCCCCCTATTTTTTCCGGCAAGCCTCCGCGAAACCGCACTTTATCGCAGTCGTACCAACCCTCTTCCGCTGCGTACCTAGTAGTCTCGCGGTTTACTCCGGGCCTAAATAACAGCTTCTTTAGCGGCATTACTGATAGTCTCCAGTGCGGATCATCTCTGTGACCTCAATAGCGCGGTTGCCTACTTGCTGACTCCAGCGCGAGTCCATAAATTCATCTGCCGCAATGTCAAACTGCTCGCGTGACATGGCCTCAAGAGCTTTCACAAAACCCCGCAGGCGCGTTAATCCTAAATTAAAACCAATGTCAATCATAGCGTCTTGTCGTGCTTGGTTTAGTGCAGGAAACCAAAAGTAAGTATCGGCTAACTCCTGCTTTACACGAGTGATGTCATTAATTAACAAAAAATCTATTTCATCATCTGACAGCCCAAGACC